TTTAGGTGTCGATTTAGGCGCTGCAGAATATATGCGTATTGCTCCTAATTCAAGTGATAAGTTTATTGGTGGTTGCAATAATGCAGCTCAAGCAAATAATAAATACTTAGGTGTAACAGGAGCCAAAAAAGGCGCTTGTTTAAAACTTGAATATGGAAGTGCTGATGGCTGGTTTATTATTTACCAAAGTAAAGGTAATGGTATTTGGGCTGTTGAATCATAAACCAAAAAAATAAGGTTAAATAGTTTTGTAGAACTATGGGGTAAATCATATAAAAGGTTTACCCCGAATCTACTAAGAATTTTTTATAACAGTACGTTCATGCTCATGCCAGAGCTTAAAGTACACTCAAAAGGAGAATAAAATGGCAGGAAGTTTACATAAATATACAGTAGTTGAATCTCAAAATGCAGCAATGGGCCAAGCTGGTGCTACAATTATAGCAGAAAATAGTATTCACACTGCTAATACAGGACAATTTGTAGCAATACAATTTATTACTGATACTACATTTCAAACATTAACTCCAGACTCAGCATCATTTTTTGGTTCTGCTGCAGGTGCAGATAACGTAGAAACTGTAAGTGGAGGAACAAGTGTTTCAGATACTACATCTGGCATTACATTTCCAGCAGGAATGACAATATATGGTCGTTGGTCAGTTATTGATTTAGCTACTGGCTCATGTATTGCTTATATGGGTTAATATGCCTTTAGGATTAGGTAGTAACTTATCAAAAACAGGATTAACAACACCTGGTATAGTAACAGATAACCTCGTACTAAAGCATAAGTATGATGCAGGCAGTGTAATACCTTGTAGTGATGGTGCTGCATTTTTTGATGGTACTAATGATTATATACAATGTGGAACTACAAACTTAAATCCAAATTCTATTACTATTGCTGTTTGGGTTCGACTTCCTGGAGAAGCTCCAACTGATAGTTATAGTAGAGTAATAGAAGGAGATGGTGATGAAAAATCTTGGCATTTAAGGTACGATAAATCAACTGGTCGATTTGTTGGAAGATTTTCTGCTGATGGCTCAGCTTCAGAACTTTGTCAGTCAGATTCAACGTATACAGATTATAGTAAATGGTATTACGTTGCAGTTACTTATAACTCTTCAGATGGAGTATGCAAAATGTATGTAGACGGTGTTCATGATGGCACTGATAGTGGGGGTATTACAGGAAGTTTACATGTACCAAGCACGCCTGGTGTAAGAATTGGACAAGAAACTAATTCAACTAATAACAGTTGGGATGGATATATATGTAATGCAGGTATATGGTCATCAGTATTAACACAACCACAAATTAAATCTATAATGAACAAGAATTATGCTGGATTAACATCTAGCGAAAAAACAAACTTAGTATCATGGTGGAATCTTAGCGCAGATGCTAATGATTCACATGGCTCAAATAATGGGACACTTTCATAATGGCAGCTACAATACAACAAATAGTAAAACCAACACGAGCTAGAGGATTAGATACTTCTGGTAACAACAATCACGCACAAATATATTCAGGTAGAGCATTAGAGTTTGATGGTGTTACTGATTATTTAACAGCAGATAGTGCAGCTTCTCTTGCAGATTCTGATTTTACTGTAGCTATATGGATTAAACCTACTCTTGATGGTTATACTGGAGGTCCTGGCGGAAGAATACTTTTTTCATTTCATGATAGCAGTGCTAATAATAGATTGTTTTTTTATATAACAGGTTCAGATAACAACATAAGAGCTTATTCAAGTTCTGGTGCTGACCAAAGTAATACAACTGGCGCCTTGTCAGGTTCATGGGAAAGGCTTGTAATAACAAAAGAAGGCACATCTTTAAAATTTTATAGAAATGGCGTTGCTAATGGAACTAGCACTTTACAAGATACAATATCAGGTAGTACTAAATTTAGTATTGGTCAAGAGTGGGATGGCTCTACTGCTTCAGATTTTTATTTAGGAATGATGTCAGATTTTCAAATATGGAACTCTGTTTGGACAGCAGATGATGTAACCTATGATTATCTTAATCCAGAACAATTAGTATTAAACAGAGGTGGTACATCACTAACTAACTCTAATCTTAAACTATGGTACCCAATGAATGAAGGTCATAGAGGTAATCAGTCTTATGTACTTGATGCTTCTAATACAGGTATTGGTGATTTTATGGAAACCACTACAGGAACTACTAATCCTTACATGAGCGAAGATACTGGCTGGCTTACTCAAGGTTTTGATGACGGAGATACAACTATACCAGTTGATGGTTCTAATGAAAAAGCTTTTTATGTTACAGATAAATTTGTAACAGGCGGTCGTTCATTGTATTTTAAAACAGTTAGTTCAGATAGTAATGAAAATATTTATGCGCAATACAATTTTGTTGCAGGTACAACATATAAGTTTTTTGCAAGAGTGTGGGCAATAGACCAAGGGACTGGACAATATCCAGTTTTATATCAATCTGATTCAAGATTTAAAAATGGTGTTTCAAAAATAGCTACAGCTTATGGAGAGTGGCAAGAATTAGAAATGATTTTAACTTGTGATTCTTCTGGTATTGGTAATAACCAAATAGGTGGAAGTGGTGGTGGAAAAACTTTAGAATTTTATATAGATGAATTTTGGGCTAAACCAATAAACGATAAACACAACGCAACAACTGTATTTTATGGTGATGATTTATTTGATAGCGGTGTTGGAGATTATGGAGATAGTACGGGAGCGTGGGCTGCTGAAGGTAATAATACAATAGCAAATGATACTAGTGCTTTAAAAATTACTTATGTAGACAACGATGATGGCGCTAAATTATTTTTAAAAAATGCTGCAGATTTAACAGAAGATTTAGTTGTAGGGAGAACTTATAGATTAACATTTACATATAAAGTAAATCAAGTTTCAGGCCAAAATTTTATTCTTCAAATAAATACTGGAGATAACACTACTTTTAAAAGCACAGGCACTCTTACTCAAACAAGTTTTACAACTGTTACAAAAGATTTTGTTGCTAATCATGCTACTAATGCTAATATTAGATTTAACAATATGTCTTCAGGTGATATACTTCATGTAAAAGATTTTACTTTACAAGAAATAGGTATAGCATCAGGATGGACAAATGCAGACCAACAACTTGATATACCTCAAACAGCATTACAATCTTATAGCCAAATGGCAATGTTTAATGGATTAAGAAGACTAGAGCATAATACAGATGCTTATATAACTCATGCAGATGTTACTACACTTTCATTTTGGCATTTTAGAGAAGAGCCTTTAGGAGTTTCTACTGGGCTTGTAGACCATATGCATTGGGGTAACCAGATGGGCTATAGAATTTTTCAAAACTCAAGTAATCGTGTAGGCATTACTAGAATATATGAAGATGGTGGTACTGCGCAAGAAGTAGACTATCATAGTAAAGACCCTATTGAAATTGGTGAATGGGTTCATATGGTCTTTGTAATTCCTAAAGCAGCAGGAACAAATAATCTTCATATTTATTTAAATGGTGAAAAAGACACATTTACTACAAGCCACACAATGGGTGGAAATTCTTCTACAAAATTTAGATTAGGTTATGGAGCTGGTTTAATAAAAAGCCATTGGCTTGGATGTATAACAGAAGTTGCAATGTATTCTGTAGGGTTAAGTGAGTCTGAAGTTCTTGAACTTTATAATGATGGGAAACCTAAAGATGCTAGAGATGTTGGAAGTAGTTTAGTAGGTTATTGGAAAGATAATCATACATCTAATGATTGGGTAAACTTAGCTAATCCAGGAACATATGATTTAGCTTGGACAGCTGCAGTTACAGAAACAATGCTTATTACAGCAGGTGCAGACAGTTCAAGAGACTCACAAGGGTTCTTGATGAATAGACAAAGACTTACTAATACATTAAATTTACCAATAATAGAATTTGCTAATAATGGAGATGTTATATCTTCTAATGATGTAGAAGTTATGAACCCAGCATTAACATATAGTGATACTGGTTTTTCTGTTGAGTGCTGGTTTAAAGCAGCAATGCTTGGAGAGCCTGGTTTTATAATAACTCATCAGGAAGCTAGCAACTCAGGTGAAGGTTTTCATATAAGATGGGCAGGTGGTAATACTATATATGCAGTAATATCAGATGGTACTAATGAAGCTAACGCTCAAGTAAGTACAGCTTTAAATGCTGACCAATGGTATCATATAGTTACCTCTTGGGACCATTCTAATAAAAAGAAATATGTTTATATAGATGGTATTTTAAGGCAAGTAGAAACTGAATCTTCAATGGGTACTATTGCACCTAATGTAGATATACATATAGGTTCAAGAAGAGGTGAAGGTAGTCAAATGTTTATAGGCCAAATTGATGATGTTAAATTGTACAATAGAATATTAACAGATGGCGGTGTAACTACTGGTCAATCAGATAGTAATGGATTATCTATAGCATCTAAAGGGGAAGTATTAAGAAATTATAAAGCAGGTAAAAGGAGTCACAAATAATGGCACATTATGAAATGTATTTTTGTATACCTAGCAGTGCATTTAATAGTGCTGTTGGTGACAAAATAAAAGGATTATATCCTATAGTAGAATCAGTTAATGAAGAAACTGAAGAAGTAACTTATAAGTCAGCACCTACATGGACTGATATTATATTTAGTGGTAAAGTAGGACCGCCTAGATATTCACACGATAAGTCTTATGTTATTATTAAAGGTGAATGGTCTATGAAAGATGGTGTACTAACAGAATTAATAGAACTAGGTTATGGTTTAGCTTATCCTAACTTTAGTGTATTAACTAAATCAGAAGCACAAACATTAGTAGCTAGTAGTACTTTTACAGGAGAATAGATGTATAAAACAATTGGGAGAACTAAAATATAATGGCTATATTTATATACTGTGAAGACTGTGGAAAAACAGTAGAACCAAACAGTTGTAAGCATAAAAAAGAGTTATTTCGCAATAACACAAAAAATTATGTAAATATGAGAACTACATGGAGTGGACAAACTCAAGTAGAGTTTAGTACAAAAACAATAGACCAAGACATAGCAGATAGGAATAGCAGATAGTGGCAACATTTAATGCACAATTACAAGACTTAGTAGGAGAAGCAATATCGACAGATACTGATGCTATGGAGCAATTTTTAAGAGATGGCCTTAAACAGCTATATAATGTATTACCTCCTGAAAAGCTATTAGAGTGTGTTACACATACAGAACTTAGTAACTCTCCTTCTATACTTTCATTAAGTACTAGTACTATTGGTCCTATTATGGCAGTAACAAGAAAAGATTCAAGAGGATTTAATCAAGTATGCAGACAAATATCTCCAGTAATGGTATCAAGAGTTACCGATACAAGTGATTTAATGCACTCAAGAGAAACAGACCCTGTATATTTTATTAAAAATTCTGTGTTAAATGTTTACCCTGACCCAACTGCTGGTCAAACTGCAGAAGTATTATATTTACCATTAACACAAATATCTCATGACGATAGCCTTATAGCTAATTTATCTAATGATATGGAATACATTGTAGTATTATATGCTGCAATTAAAATGGCAGAGTATTTACTTGCTTCAGAAGAAGATACAGAACTTTATGTTCCTATGATAACAGCACTAAAACAAGATTATGTACAAGCATTACAAATGATGGGTGTTGACAAAGCACAACAACAAAGACAAGTAGCTGTACCTGGAGGTCAAAATGAAGGTTAAAGATTTAGTACAACAAGTAGAGTATACAATGGGAAGGCAACCCGAACAGTATATGTTACAACTTATAAATGATGCATTAATGGATATGTCAGGCAAAGTACAACATTATACTACAGAAAAAATACAAAATTTAAATTCAAAACAAAGATGGTATAAATTAGATGACTCTGTTATAGATATAACAAGAGTTGAAATTTTAGATAACAATGATAGATATGTGAAAGTGCCTATGTTAGCAGATTCACATAGATTATTAAAAGATGATACAGACGAAACGTCTGATTCATTAACATAGGAGTAAGAAATGGCAAGTACATTAACAGCCTCAACAATGATAGTTACAATATCTGAGTCAATAACACTAAATGGTAAAAACCAAGGTGGTACACAAACTTTATCAATTCCTTCTATAGCAACAGTTTCACGAAGAATAGTAGATGTTCCTACTTCAGAAGTGACTATAGCGTCTATGAGTACAGCTGTTGCAGCTGGAACTTTTCTTGAAAGTGATGTTAGGTATATTAGAATTACAAATTTAGATGATGCAAATTTTGTATATTTAGTTTTTAAAAATGAATATAATAATGAATTTTGTCTAAAACTAGATAAAGGAAAATCTTTTATTTATAACGGTGATGATGCATCTGGCGTTATAGATACTATGCTTGCAAATCAAGTTCGATTAGGATTTACTGAAGCAACAGGTGATACTGGTGATGACGATGATATAGAAAATATTACTGCTACAAATAAAATAATTCCAGGATTAAGATATACTCATGATGCTACTGCTGTCCCAGCTGGAACATCTGTTGGAGCTATAACAGGAGGAGATGCTACTGACGGATATAGAGCAACAGCTCATACATTAGTTACTAGAAACGCAACTACAGGAGCAGAAACTGCATCTAATACATCAGGTGGTGCTGATACAGATGGTACAAGTACATATGCAGCAGGTTTTGGTGATTTGGTAGAAATAACAGCAGAATCAGATACAGCATCTGTTGATTTAGAAGTATTTATAGCATCAGTATAGGAGTATAAATGGCTACAGATAAAAGAAGTTTTCCAAATAGTTATTTTGCATGGTATAACGATGATGATAGATTAGCTTTAGTATGTAGAGTATTATCAAATGATACAGTTGACTCTACAGAAACAACTTTAGATAAGTATGATACATATACTGGAAGTAATGTAGCAAGTGGACTTCGCATACATACTCATTCTAAATATGGTATAGTAGAACAAATAACAGATGATTTAAAATCTAATTCAGGATTAGATACTTCATTACATGCATCTATTATAGATTATATTAAGTCAAGATTATTAGAAGATACAGGCGATTTACAAAGAGCTGCATATTATAGAAATAAATATGAAAGAACTATTAAACAATACCCTCACAGAAAAAGCGGAGTAAGGTCTTTATCAGTACCTAAATTATAATATGGATATATTTCAAGTAATAGAACAATTTGGCGTTCCTTTAGCCATGACAGTAGCATTTGGTTATTTTATATGGAAACAAAACAATTGGATTCAAGATGATTTAAAAAAAGATTTAGACGATGCTAATGATAGGTTTGAAGGTATTGTTATAAAGCTTATAGACTCTCAAAAACAAATGCAATTAGAACAAAAAGATATAAAAGCAAGTTATAGAGCAATAGTAGAAATACTTGCTGCATTAAGCGGTAATGGTCTTAAAGAAAAGTTTTTACAAAATAGAAAATACGAACAACACTAGGAGGTACTATGCCAGGAGTAGGAAAGAAAAAATTCCCTTACACAGCTAAAGGTAAAATGGCTGCAAAGTCTTATGCTAAGAAAAAAGGTTTAAAAGTAAATGACGCATCTAAGCGTATGAAAAGGAGTTATTAATGAGTTTTATTAAAGATATGGTAAGTAAATATAAAGATGAAATTGTAGAACAAATATTTACTGATGAGCTTCAAAAAAAATTAGTTGATAAATTAAATGAAAATATAAACATTCCATTTATTAATGAAAAAACAGAAGAAAAACATTTAAATACTATATATGATGTAATGGAAGACATAGTAAAGACTGCAATTCAAGAAAAACTTTAAATGCCTAAACAAGTATACCATATAAAAGCTTTTGAAGGTGGTATCAACAAAAAGGCTGACCCAAGAGACATAGAAGACAGTCAAGTAGTAGAAGCTACTAATGTAAGTGTTTCTAATGTAGGTAGAGTAACAATGCCAGGTAATGGTAAATCTTCGTTTGTTACGGTAAACGCAGAAAATGTTCCTGTAAGTCCTACAGATAGTGAAGGTCAAGATAGGTTTGATAACGAAACGCCCATATCGTCAGGTCATGGGCTATTTTCATTTACACACGATTATGACTTTAATAATACAAGTGTTACTGACAATACTGGCCCCAATGAAGTTAATACAGAATTTATATGTGTTAATGATGGTGCGGATATAGATGTATGGACAGATAATTTTGAAGGAACAGATTATGGTGCTTGGAAAGATTCTCTTATATCTATGGGTACTGTACATAATACTGGTACTGATGGTAATAGTGAAAATTTATTAGATGTAAAAGGTGTAAAACCTGTTTATTATAAAGCAGATAATGGTTTAAGAGTTTGTGACGCTAATTTTGGAGAAAAGCAATTAACAGCTTTAACTGCAGCAGCTATCACATCAGACTCTGCTGTAACATTTAATATAGACGCTGGACATGGGTTGGTTGTAGGAGAATATATAAAAATAGACTCTGAAGTTATGAAAATAACAGTTTCATCTGTTAGTTCTATAACTGTAGAAAGAGGACGTTTTGGAACTAAAATAGAAGACCATAATGACGATTCTGTAATATTTAAAATTAATGTACCTAAAATACTTACTCATATTAAACGTCCTATGCTTAAAAATGCAGGAACTAATGCAGATATAAATAGATGGGTTGAGGACATACAAGCTCCAGAAATGCCTAAATCTGGCAGTTTTAAAGTTTTTAATTTTAACCCTTTAGGAATTTCAGGGGATGCTTTAAGTGAAGACTCTTTATATCCTAGTAGTCCTGAAAATGTATTTTTAGGCTTAGATTTTATTGAATCTGATGCAAATGCAACTTTTACTCTTAAAGATGCTACTGCTATACAATTAGAATCTGGGAATAGTACTGAACAAATAATTGTTTTAACTGTGGCTGACGAAAGTACAGGTAATGCAATTGATGTAACAAATCTTAATTATGGTTTTGCTATAGGTAAATTTTTGTCAATATCAAATGCAGGTACAGAAGCTGGAAATACTGATGGCTCTGCATTAAATGGAGTTCATGAAATTGTTGGTTTTGGTAGTGGTGATGGCGAAATAAAAATATCTAGTGAGTTTGTAACATATACGCAAGAAGGTAGTGAAGAAGTTGTTTTAGAAGACCAAATAATAGATGACAATCTTAAAAATAAATATATATTTGGCATGTCTTATCTTTATGATGGGGGCGGTAGTGAAATGCAAGAATCTAATATTTCTACAGCTCATTCAGCAGTAGGTACGCCTCTTATAAATATAGCCGAAGAGTCAAATTTTGCAAATATAGAAAATTGGCTTACAGCGCCAAATGATTGTTCTAGCGAAACAGCTTTAGCTCATGGGTCTGAAAATAACAATTGGAAAAGAGCAAATGTAAGTAATGCGCAATGTGATAGTAATGGGCATGATTTTTTGTTTTACAAAAGCCCATCACAAACTGTAAGTACAAATACTGATTATAATGTTCATATTAAATATAGGTCTACAGGAACTGGGCAAATGAAAGTTTATGTCGGTGTAGGTAGGGACCAAGCTGTTCCAGGTTCTGGAATGGTTGATGGGACTAATTTTAAAACTATTAATTTAACAAACACTGGAAATTCAGTTATAAATACAGCATCTTTTACTGTTAAAACTCATGCTAGTAGCATTGATTCAGATGCTATAGTTGCAATTTCAGCGAATGGTTTAGGTGGCTCAGAATTGTTAAAAGTTAAACAAGTTCTTGTTTATTCAACAGCGACTTCTGAAATGACTAGTTCAGATGCTATAGATTTTAGAATGACCCCAAATATTGTTAATTCAAATATTTCATTTTTATGTAACAATTCTAGGACAGGTACATTCAATACCACAACCCAATATAATAGTTGGAATGAACGTATTGAGGGCTTTAGGATATATATGAAACAAGTAGATTTAATTGACGAGGGACTTGCAAGTGAATGGTTAATGCTATATGATGTAGATTTAAAAGAAGGAACATACATTATGCATGCTAAAGATGCTGATGTAGAAAATTTAAGAAAAGGTGATATAGATGGAGACAGTTGGGGAGAAACAGAAACAACAGCCAGCAGAGCAGTTGTTACGAATAATTTGAGTGGCGATTCTATAAGGAATATACCTCTTACCACTTATGAAGCAAATAATGGTTATGATGCAGACACAACTTTAGCTGCTAGGTATAAAGCAACAGCAACTGTAGACAGAAAAGTATATATAGGTAATTTAAAAATTGGTGACAAAACATTTCCAGATAGAATGTTACGTTCAGATACAGATAAGTTTGATACATTTCCAGATGATGGTACACATTTTATTGATGTAGCTACGTCTGATGGCGAAAGTATTGTAGCATTAGAGTCTATAGGAGATAAGTTAATACAGTATAAAGAAAAAACAGCATATGTTATAAAAGTAACATCTGAAGGTGAAGAATTGTTAAATACATGGTCTGGAGCAGGAATTAAAAATCCATGTCAAATAGCTAAGTCTACTGAAGGTATATTTTGGGTAAACTCTAATGGTATATATTATTATGATGGTGAAAAATTAAGCAATGTAAGTTCAGATAAATTTAGAATCGATAACTGGTTAACTAATGAAGATTTTAAAAGACCTGTAATAGTAGGTTATGATAAATACTCTAACAAGTTAATTATACTTACAACAAATATATCAGGAGCTTCAAGTAGTGGATATATATATGATATAGCTAATAGCTCTATAACTCAACACAACAATTTATTTAATTGGTATCAATTATCTAACCCAAGTGATGTAATAATAGGTAATACAGAAAGTGAGCTATAATGGCTAGTAATGACGAGTCAAGTAAACCATTTAGTTTAATAAGATTAAATGTACC